CTTTTCCTCTTGCCCAACCCCAGCTCAGGGTTGCTAGCGAGAGTATAAAAAATAACATGGATGGCGTGTTGGTCCGTGAAACCACCCATGGAGCCCCCACTTCTGATGAAGCTCTCATTCAGTTGTCGGGTAAAAATAAAAATAGAGCCAATAAAAATCCACGTCGTGTTGTTCATCGTGCTCAAAAACAGCGCAATGACAAACGCCGTGGTAATCCTACTACGCGGAACAGGCGAAATGGACAGCTTGTTGCCGAAAGTGTGCTGGACGACAATAGCAAACTGCGTGGTGAATTGGATGCCCTGAAAGAACAGAACCGTCTCTTATCTGAAGAGGAAAGAGAGGCTCGACTTGCCAAGGTTCAACAGGAAGAAGAAGAAGCTAGACAAGAAGCTGCTGAAAATGCTAGGAAAATACAAGAGGCGCGTGAATACGCGATGCGTAGTTTGAACTTTGAACAACGCATTAGTGCAACTGATCCTCTTGACATGCCCGGGTTCTCCAGGCTTGATTATTTTTTCTTTAGTGCGATGATCGGTCTCCTTGTTACCGTGAGCTTGTTGTTTAGTCCTCCGGAGCGTGCTGGTTGTTTGTGGGATGATAGTTATGAATCCGATATCTGCTGGTACTATCCGGAGTATGATGGTGCATTGTGCCCGGATTGCCCTCTCCTGATCTTATATACTTCTTTATTCTTCCTTGCTGTTCTCGGCCTTGCATATTTAGTATGCAAGTTAGGGTATAGGTGGGTTCGTAAGCACCTATATTTCCGATCCGCTTATACTGTCCGTAGCTTTAAAGCATTGGGTCCCATTGTTCCTGTGACTTTTGAATTAGGTCGTGACGATTCTCATAGTATGCAGGAAGTTAAACATCAGCCTGGTTATTTTGCTGGTGAGTTCACCGATAAGACTATTGTTTCTTATTTCAATAGGATCACCGGTGGTACCAATGTTTACAAGTCTAGGACAGCGCGCAGTGTTGATCCATTTTCACTCGATTTGCTTCTCGAAGTTGTGAATCACGCAAGTGTTTCACAAGCTTGCACCCCCGAGCAGATAAAGCACATATATAATAGAGTCGCAAACTCAAATCAATCTGTTGACATTGATAGGTTGGCTTCCACACTTAATGAATATAGGTGGTTGGATAGTAATGAGCGTGTGCGATTCTATCAATGGGAACATAATGAGACGCAGAGCCTCGCGTCTTGGTTAGGTTTCCACTTTCTGAAGCATTTCGGTATTACGGACTCAGTCATGTCCCGCGTTTCTACGAAGTCAAGTTCAATTCGTGACAACGTTGTTAATCTGGCCACGTTTTTAAGAATGAGGCAGATTGATGCAGCTCCTGCTGCCGTTAGTCATGATTTTTCGTAGATTCCTCTCAAGAGCGGCTGCTTTATGGCTATAGGTTTGGAGATGTTGTTGTGAAACTCGCGCAACCCGGCAAAATAAAAGATAATACTTTTGTTGGGGAACCAAGAGTTGATTTTACATCTCAAAGACCTGTAGCTGTTTCAGCAGGGGTCCATGTGGTTGGTGCTGCGTTGCCACATCCGGACCTTAGTGATCCTATTACCGCTATTGGGGGGGCGTGTAAGCGCTTCCTCAGTAAACCTCCTGATGCTGAACCTGATTTGCTGGCCAGGTTCAGATCATTTGTACAAGGCTGGCTTAAGGACAATTTAGTCCCATTACCTTCTGACTCAAACGATGATTTTTACCATTGGTTGGATAATACTAATTATCCCCTCTGGAGGCGGAGTCAGCTGATAAATAAGTATGAACAAATCACAGACAAGTTTAGGCGTAGATATAAACGTGTTAGTAACTTTGTGAAAGATGAATTCTACCGTGAGTGGAAACATGCCCGTGGCATTAATTCTAGGTCCGACGAATTTAAATGTCTTACTGGGCCGATTTTTAAACTCATTGAAGAGGTCGTCTATCAGCACCCAAGTTTTATTAAACACGTCCCTGTTGCTGAGCGCCCAGATTATATTTATAATCTGTTGTTTAGGGAAGGTTCAACTTATTTTGCATCAGATTACAGTTCTTATGAGGCCCTTTTTACCCCAGAGATGATGGACTCATGTGAATTTGAGCTCTATAGGTATATGGTACAAAATTTGCCTGGTGGTGCCGACTGGTTGCGTCTTATTGAGTGTTTGAAGGGACGCAATCTAGTTGTTAATAAGTACTTCGACATGAAAGTCGATGGTACTAGGATGTCTGGTGAGATGTGTACGTCATTGGGCAATGGATTTACTAATCTAATGCTCATGTTGTTCTTGTGCAAGTTAAAGGGTTGCACAGACGTCAATGGTGTAGTTGAAGGTGATGATGGTCTGTTTGCTTTGAATGGATCTCCCCCTACTTCTGAGGATTTCGCCAAACTTGGTTTTATTATTAAGATTCAGACTTTTACTGATCTGTCTCAAGCATCTTTTTGTGGGCTCATTTTTGATACAGGTGATAGGATAAATATTGCTTGTCCATTGCGAGTCCTGGCTACGACAGGTTGGTTAAATCGTTTCTATGTTAATTCCAAGTCGACGAAGAGGAAGAGGCTACTACGTTGTAAAGCACTCTCTTTATTACAACAGTATCCTGGTGCCCCGATT